CAAGCAGGTATTGGCTTACAAACGAAACCGGTGCCTTGCCTGTCGTAGCCAGATTGTCCTTGTCGAATCCGACGATTTTTGCGTTTACAATACCCTGCGTTCCGAGATCCAGCGGCAAAACCTCTCCCACAGTGTACTCTGTGGCATAGTCGCCCTTTGCAATGTGGTAGAACAAATCTTCCCATGTGCCATGCTCATAAACCGGGGCAGCTCCGGCTCCCATCATCAACGCCCTTCGTCTCGATGCAATGCTCATAGCATCACCTCACGTGGTGGGCCAGCTTGCCACCAGCGCATATCCATCCTCAACGTTGATTTCGTACCTCATGTTCGCTTCTGCCGCAAAAGCCTCGGGGAACACGATGGAGGACGGGATGGTCGTGGTCGTGGCGGTGCTACCGCTGGTAAATTTGATGACATAGGAACCAGCTACAGGTGGACTAGAAACGGTCAGAGAGGTCAAAGTACCGCAAATGTACTCAACGCGATTTTGCGGACTGATGGTCGGCGTAGCACCGCTGACCTCTGCAACAGTAGGCGCAAGTTGGAACGCCTTAGATTCGACCGACACAGCATCGTTGGACGCAAGGTCGATCACCGTCACGGTCGTCCCATCGTTGGAAATCAGATAGGCGTAAAAGCTGTTGGAGCCTTGGATCATCGGGACAACGGAAACACCAGCGTTAAGGACAATCCGTTTCCCGGCTGTCAGTGCCGCAACGGTTTCCGCATAGGTATGGTCTACGGAATAGGTTGTGTCGGAAATTGACAGGGTGAGGACAAAAGATGCCTCGTCTACATCGATGTTCGTCCGCGCCTGTGCCTTTTCAGACGATGTTTTGTTACTGTCTGCGGTATAATGGACGGCGTTGGAGTCTGTGGTGGAACCGCCGCCGCCGCCTCCGATCTTGGAGGCCGTGCCCAGAGCGCCCATCTCATCGACGGCGTTTACCAATAGCATTTCATTTGACATGTTTTTGCCTCCTTATCGAAAAGGGCCCGGTTTCCCGGGCCCTTCCTTCTTTACAGGTAGCGGTTCGCCTGGCCCAGCTTCGCCTGCTGCTCTTCGTCCCAGCGGTCCGCCTTTTGCTCGTTCCGCAGGCTCTCGTTCAGAATGTCCGCGACAGGCTTGGGAACCTTGACGGGCATGCCCTTCATGATGGTGTAGCCCTTGCCGTTGAGGCCGACAAAGACGTAATTCTCCTCCTTGCCGGTCGGGCGCGGCAGGTAGACGGTCTCCATAACCGTCATGGCATCGACGGGCTTTTCCTCGATGATCTCGGTTTTCGGTTCGGCTTTAGCCATAGCGAATTACTCCTTTCAATCAGTTGTCCGTATCGACGGCGGAGTACGCGGAGCAGGACTCCACGCGGACCATCCGGTTCTGATACAGAATCTTGGCGGCGTTCTCGAACTTGTAGCCGACGGTGCTGAACTGGTTCAGAGGACCGCCGATCTGGCTGGCGTCCTTGATGATCATGGACATGCCCATGCCTTCGGGATCCACGACGCCGAAGGCGTCCTTGCCGAAGAACATCGTGCCGTAGACGGCGGCGCTGGTGGTGGAGCCGGCGCCTTCGCCGGGATAGAACAGGTCGCCGGACGCGAAGGTCAGAGAGGCAGGCTTGTCGGCATCGACCCAGATGTACTTGGAAGCCGGGGTCACGCCGACAATCGTCCAGGTCCCGACGAAGCTGGTCGCGGAGGCATCGTAGATGTGGATCTTGCGGCCCACAAGAGCGGCGTGGTCGGCGGTCAGGGTCTCGGAGACAGTCAGCTTGTACGCGGTAGCTACGCCGTAGGTGGGCGTAGAGCCAGAGTCGTTGCTGATGAAGGCGGAGTAGGACAGATACCGCTGGCTGGAGCTGAACAGGTTTTCACCGGCCCAGATGGGAGCCTCGGTGCTCTCGATGAAGCGCACGCCGTGCAGCTCACCGATCTCGCCCTCGAAGATCTCGCGGGTGGCGGAATACTTATGAACCTCGATCCAGTCGGCGCTGGAGCGCAGGTCGTAGGCCACAGAGGGATGGATGACGGCCACGTACTTGTTGCCCTCGTAGTAGGGAGCCTTCTGCTTCTTGAGGAAGGTGTAGGCCTTGTTGACCGCGTCGGGGGTCAGACGGTTGTTGGAAGCGGCCATCTGGTAGCGGCCCACGGGGGTGCTGGTGGGAACGCCGTTGGCGTCCAGAGTGTCGGCGTAGATGACGGACGTGCCCGCAGCCAGGACGTTGCGGACCAGGGTGTCGGCGGTCTCGCCGCCGGCAGCGCCCATTTCTTCGGTGGCGCCCAGGATCACGTCGTCAACGGCGTGCAGATCCAGGCGGTCGGAGATCGCGGCGTAGTCGCCGTACTGCTTGACGGTGACATTGATCGCGGAGATGCCGAACTTCTGGCCGGAGGGGATGACGCCCTCCTGCAGGGGGGTCATGGCCTTCTCGAAGGTGTTCCACTTGCGCCATTCGACGGTCTCGCCGTGGTTGGCGGGAAGGGGCTGCTTTTTGCCCAACTGAGCAAAGATGAGCTTCGCCCGGGCGTTCTCCAGGAGCTCGGTGTCGTAGTAGGTCTTCATGGTGGCGCTCATGCTCTGCGTGGTGGTGGCAGAAGCATCATACGCGCCGGTGTAGGCATTGACAGTGCCGGTGGAGCCGTTGGTGGTGATGTTCACGACGTCGCCGCCATAGGCAAAAATCTGAAGGTTCAGAAAAAGATCAGTCATTGTTGTTTCTCCTTTCGTAGAGTTGTATATTTACCAAACAATCTTCTTTCCACGTCGCACCTGATCGCGGACCATGCGCCGCTGCTCCTTGGTGAGCTGCCGGGGGTCCGTGATGCGCGTGACGTTTGCGGCGGACTGTGCGCCCAGGCCATTTTCGACCGGACGGTTTGCGCCCGCCTGGATGGAGTTGGAGATCGTAGTCGCGGCCTTCTGCGCGGCGAAGCCCATCATGCCGCCCATGACCTCGTTCCGGTGTATCACCTCATACGCGGTCTGGACGTCGATGCCCGCCGTGAGCAGGCGCGTGAACTGCGGATTCTCCATCTCACGGAGCAGGTCGAGGTTCGGGTAGAATTTGCGGGCAGCTTCCGCCTGCTGCTGATGCTTGCTGAACGACTCCGCCATCTGGGCGTCGTGATCGCGGCGGGCGATCTCCTGCTCAAGCTCCTTTACCCTCTGCTCGGAGGCCTTCTTTTGCCGGTAGGTTTCCACGGACAGCCCAAGCTCCGCCGCCTCGTCCGCCAGCAGGTCATCGTCCTTGCCGACGGCGTCCTTGAGCGCGGACAGATCGATGCTGCCGTCCTCACCGGCCTTGATGCCGTATCTCTGCTCCAAAAGGGGTGCAATCAGACTCTGCAGCTGCTTGTAGCTGGCCTCCGTCTGCTTCGCGCCCTTGAAGCGCCCCTGGATCGCTGCCTGGACGTCTTTGCCGTACTCATCCTTGTACCGCTTCTTGACTTCCTCCCAGCTGTCCGTAGGCTTGTCCTGCTGTCCAGCAGGCTGGTTTGCCGCGCCCGGAACGGCGTTCGAGCTCGTGCCGGGATCCTGGCCGAAGATGTATTCCTGCTCCGGCTGCTTTCCCTTGCGCTTGCCCGGAATCTGGGCCTGCACCCCGGCGTCGGGTGCCGTTACGCCCGTACCTGCTTCGCCGGCAGCGGAACCGGCGCCTGCGCCAGCGCCTCCGTCTCCGCCCTCACCGAAGATCTGCAGGTTCATAAAAAGTGGCAGTATGCCAGTAATCGTTTGAAGCATAATAAGCTCCTTTCTGTCCGTATATGGTGGACGATCCCTTTTACGGCCCCAAGATAGCAAAAAATCGGTAGATCTCTCTACCGATTTTTTACAGTGAATGAAAATATTTTTTACCAGTTCGGTCTTGCGACCTTCTTCCAGTTGGCGCCCTTGTAGACCTCGTAGTACAGGGCCCATCTCTGCTCGGACGTCAGGCCGGAGATGTTGGAAATTGCCGCGATGTAGGCCTTCTCCTTGGAGTAGGTGTCCGTCTTGCCGTCGTTGTTCGCGTCGGTTCCGGTTACCTTGTCCAGAATGTCCCTGGCCTCCATGTACTTCGTGACGCTCATGCCGACGTCCTTCGCGGACTGGTGACCGTTCTCCCGCGTCTTGGAGGTTCCGTCATAGTAGGCGTTCACTCTCGACTCGGTGATCTCCATGTCCGGGTACTGCTTCTGGACGTCGTACCAGCGGATCTTCTTGTCCGCGGCGTCTCCGTCCATGTCGCCGTACTTGACCAGCGCGTTCCGGAGCTGCTGCTTGGAAATCTTCCCGGCGCGGTATTCCTCGTCCACGCTGGAGTAGGCAACGCCGAATTCCTTCTTGGAGTTGGCGTCCCGAAGGATCTTGCTGACGTCGTCCGTCGCCGTGATCTTCAGATAGCGTGCCAGCTGATTCTTCAGTGCGGTTTCGCTGACGCCGCCCTTGACGTAGTTGTCGATCAGCCAGGACTTGACATGGGAGTTCACGCTGTCAGCCTTGATGCCGTGGTCTGTCAGCTCCTTCACGAGTCCGGTGATGTCCTTGTTGCCTGCCAGCGCCTCGTCGATCTCGTCGTACTGGGAGTAGGAGTAGTCCTCCTCATCGGCGTGCTCGGCCTTTGCCGCCCACTCCTGGACTTTCTTCCAGGCTTCGTCCTCGGTATCCGCGTGATAGGCTCCGTCCTTCGTGGTCTGGTGGTACTGCATCAGCAGACGGATGGCTTCGTCCTCGGAGATCTCGCCTTCCTCGAATCTTTTCCTGATGTACTCGCCGATCTCCTTGTTCACGGTCTCGGGCTTCACCCCGTGGTCGGTCAGCTCTGTAACGGCTGCGGTGATGTCCTCGCCGGCGTCCATCGCAGCGTAGACGTTCCTGTACTTCTGGTAGGAATCGTCGCCTTCTTCGTTGTCCGCCTTGTCCTTCCATTCGTCCACGGTAAACCACGCCTCGTTCGCGGTCTCCGGACGGTACTCGCCCTTCTCGGTCCGCTTGTGGTACTTGGTCAGCAGGTCGATGGCGACGTCCTCGCTGATCGTGCCGGACGTGTACAGCATCTTAATGTACTTGCTGATCTCGTCGTTTACGGCCTTCTCGGTGACGCCGTGGTCCATCAGGCGCTGCATCTCATCGGTGATGTCCTGGCCTGCGTCAAGCATGGCGCGAAGATCTTCGTACTTGTTAAAGGTGTAATCCTCCTCGCCCTTGTGCTCCGCTTTGGCCTTCCACTCCTGGACCTTCCAGTAGGCGTCGTTCTCATCGTCCGCGTTGCCGTAATCCACCAGCCACTTGATGGCGAAGGTTTCGGACATTTCGCCCGCCTCGTACAGATCGCGGATGCGGCTTGTGATCGCGTTCTGGATCCGCTTGTTGACCTTGTCCTCGGACAAGCCAGGTTTGTCGTTCAGGATGTTACGGCGCATCTCCTCCAGGATTTTGTTCGCCTTCTCCGTGTCGCCGTACTCCAGTGCCTCGGTGAACCGTCTCGCGTTCGTCTTCTGGCTGCGCTCCAGGCCAGCCTCGAAGCTGCCGAGCTGCCCTTCCGCCGCATCGAGCGCATGCTCGTACAGGCCGTGTCCAATCTTCTGAATGTTCTCAATCGGCATACCGGTCATCTGCGCCAGCGGCTTCAGCAGGTTCAGGCTTTCCTTCTTCAGAAGGCCCAGCCAGTCGTCCTTGGTCGGCGTATCTTCGCCATCGAACATCTTGTTCGCCTTCTGCGCCAGCTCCACGAATCCGGACAGCAGGCTGTTGATCGTGGAGATGCCGCCGACGTCGTTCTCGTAATACTTGCTGCCGGTCAGGATCGAATTGACGACATCGAAGGTTTCGGAGCCCCAGAGGAAGGCGCCGGTCAGCGTCTCCGCCAGGGAATCCAGCGCCGCCAGTCCTGCGGACTCCGGTGTCAGCTCGTCGTCATCGTCGCGGTACGGATTGACCCGGTGCAGCAGGGCCTTGCCGACCATGTCCATTGCGACCAGCACGACGGCGGACGCGACCTGGGAGGAGATCGCCCGCGTCAGGTTCGTCTTGGCTTCCTTCCGCATGGCCTTGGATTCCGCAGTCTTGTTCTTCTTGTCGTACTGCTTCACGGCGTTGTAGGTCGCCGCGGCGTCGATCAAAATGTTCGCGTTCTGCAGGCGCTGCGTGGAGAACATCGTCATGGCCTTGATGATCTTGTCCGGGTTCCGGAGGATGTCGGGCCGCTGCAGGACGGTGTAGTTCGGCTGCGTCTCCTCGACGATCCGTCCGAAGACCTCTCCGACCTTCTGATAGAAGGGGCTGTCTCCGCTGTCGATCTGCTCCTGCGTGCCCTTCTCCAGGCCCTTGAAATGATCCTTTACGTAATACTCCGCAGCGTACCAGAGCCTGCCGACGGTCATGAGGTCGAACTTCTGGATTCCTTTCGCCCAACTCTGTCTGGCCAGCCAGCCTTTCTTCTGCGCCACGTCTCCGAGCTCCGTGTCGATCGCGCCCTGCGCTCTGTACCACAGCAGCGGGGAGTAGGTGTCGATCAGAGAACGGTTTGCCCGGCTGATCGGAAGGCCGCTCTTGCCGCCCTTGACCAGGGCCTTGAGGATCGGCGTCCAGCCGGTGACAGCCGCCGCCGTCGGGAAGGACGCGGCCTGCTTCACCATGACGGGAATGTTCAGTGTCAGGATCGCCTGGGCGTAATTGCCTTTGGCCCGGTCGAAGATGGACGCGGGCTGGGACCGTCCGCCGACAATGTCGGACAGCAGGTTCTCCACATATTTCTGGCCCTTGTCCCCGAAGGTGCTGTGCAGCGCCTTTTTGACCGCGTCCACGAAGCCCTTCTGCTTCACCTTGTAGATGTTGTCGAAGGTCTTCAGGGATTCGGTCAGACCGGCGTACTGCGCGACCTTCGAGATCTGCCGGTTGACGACCTTTGTGATGTCCTCCAGCAGGATCGGGTTGCTGGCCTTGACGCGCTCCTTCATGAAGCCGGCGTTCTCCAGCGAGACGTCCCGCTTGATCGTGTCGATGTCGGTGTTCAGGAAATCGCTGTCGGTTGCGATCGGGAAATAGTTGTTTACGCGGGCCTTGCTGAAGCCGTACATGGAGACCGTCGCCTTGTTGAGCTCTTTCCGGGAGAATCCGTCGAAGAACTCCTTCGCAGTTGCGATCCACTTCCGCTCGTAGGGCGTCAGGGAATCCTCGATGATCGTACGGATGGATTCAAACATCTCGCGGATCTCCTGCTCCTCTGCGGCGTATCTTTCGTTGACGGCCTCCTCGCCTTCCGTCGCCAGCAGCGCGTCAAGGTTCGCGACTCTCGCGCCGAGCGCCGGGATCGAGACCGCCTTTGTGCCCCAGGCGTCGCCCTTGCCGTCGTAATACTGCGACAGCCCCGGCAGCGTCAGACCGCCGTACATCAGGTGGCGCATGTTGTCCTCGTTCTGCAGGTGCATGTACAGGGACAGCATCATGCCCTTGGTGATCAGGACCGGATTGCCGCCGGCGTCCTTCAGACCGACGTCCACAAGATCGTTCCTGCCGTGCGCGGTCAGCTCCTTCGCCTGCCTGAAATCCTTCTTGGATTTCAGAACCGGGTCGAAGATCCGCGTGCCCTGCATCTCCAGCATCAGCATCTTCTGCTGTGCCTTGTTCAGCATGTCGTAGGTCTTGTTCCATGCGGAGTTCGGCATGTAGCCGCCGAAGCGGTTGAAGGCACGCTTCGGGGAAAGCTGCGCCTTGTGCCAGGATTCCAGGATCCCGAGCCGGTGCTCGCCCTTGCTGTTCCGGAGCTCGTTGATCATCTGCGTGCCGATGTCGAAGATGGTCTTGCCCTTCTCGATCAGGTCCGCCTTGATCGCGTTCCGGATCGTGGTCCGCATGGCCTTCAGCGCCGTGTAGACGTCGGAAAGCTCGTCCGCGTTCAGCTGATAGATGGATCTGCCCTGCAGCGTGCCGGAAAGCTCCGTCAGCATGTCCTTGACGGTCTCGTCGTAGTACATGCTCGTGGCGTTGTCCTTCCGGATCCGGTCGTAGGCAGCGTTAATCGCGTCGATCTTCGCCTGCGCGGATTCGCTCTTGGCTCTGCCGGTGTCGGTGGAGATCATCTCCAACAGGTCGAGGACCGGACCGGTGAGCTCCTGCGGCACGTAGTGTCCCTGCCTCGGCTTCAGCAGCTCACGCCGCATCTCCTCGTGCAGGTTCTTGATTCTGTGGCGGATGTCTGTCTTGGTCTGTCTTTCTTTGTATTGCTTATTGACACGTTCCCGGATCTCCGCCCGCTGCGCCTTCAGCAAATTCTGAAGGTGCGCCGTGTTGAGCTCCTTGTTGATGATCTGGACCTTTTCAGTGATCTTCTTTTGAAGGACCTCGGACCTCCGCTCCAGTTTTGTCTTCTCCGCTCCGCTTGCGGTCGCAGCTTTCTTCCGAATGCCGTTGATCTCGTACTGCATGCTGCGGACATTGTCGATGTTCTTCTGGGTCTCGATCAGAATCCGCCGCTGCTCCTCGTTGGTCGCCGCCGTCATCGGGTCGGCATCCCGGAGGATCTCGTAGTCGGATTTCTGGGTGTAATCGCGGGTGGAAAGGCGTGCGCCGTTTTGCGCGTCATACGCCTTGCTGTACATCTCGTAGTACGGCTGGAAATCGTAATCCGCCTGCACAATCTCGTAATCGAAAGATGGCTGGTATCCGGGCTTTACTCTTTCCGTGAAATTGTATCGGTTGCCTTTTGTTTCCACGCCATTCTTTGGCACAAGTAGGATGTACTCGCCCTTTCTGGGCGCATACCTTTGTGCAGACAGATTGCCTGGAATTCGCTTCCCAGAATCGTCAACCACATAAGTAATGTTGGTCGGCATGATATTGTTGCCAAACTGTCCGCCGTCGCCCCGGAATCCGTCCCGCTTGATGCTCTCGATCATGGCCTGCACATCGCCCTTGCCGCTCATGTTAATCTTGTGCGCGGAGTACAGACTATAGAACTGGTTCTCGGTGAGCTTCTCGCCTGCGTCACGTTTTTCCTGCGCGGATCGTCTGGAATACTTAGCATTCTCTTCGCTGCCGTTCTTCGTCACGACAGCACTTGCCTTGCCGAACGTGTTGTCAATCTTGACGGTAAAGCCGGGACCAAGCGCATCTTCAAGATATGCTTTCAACTCGGATTTGGTAAATCCCTTTTGGTAGCTGCCTGTGTTGGAGATAAAATACTCCATCGCGTCCTCGTTGATGGCAACCTTGCTGGAGGCGTTCTTGACGTCGTCGCCGCGCACATTGATAAATGCGCGTCCGCCGGGTTTTAGCATCTCTCCGATCTTCACGACCATTGCGTCACGAAGGTCCTGCGGGACGACGTTCAACACGGCGTTGCTGATGATCACGTCATACGTTTTGTCGAGTGTTGAGTAATCCGTGTACATCGGGGAGTAGGATTTATCCGGGAACGGTTCGATGTCCTCCACATTGAATCCGTACTCGTCGCGGCCCGCCTGCGTTCCAACGCCAAGACCGGAGGATGCATCAAGGATCGTTCCGTCGAATCCTTCCGCCTTGAGTCTGTCGTAGATCTTGCGGTAGGTCTTGACCGTGCCCTTGATCTGCGTCGGGTTTCTGACTTCGCTCTCGTCCGCCGCAAGCTCAAACAGTGTAGGATGCGCCGCCTTTACCTCGTCGAAGGTAGCACCGGGCATCCATGCGCTGGAACTCGGCTTTACGGGATCTACGGATCGCAAAGAATATTTCAGCCCGCCAACCTTTTTTACTGTGCCGTCCGGCTGTTGCACATATTCCCCTTCTGAAAACTTTGTTCGTTGTCTCGTCGTTCCAAAGTGAGCATAAACATTGTTTGAAAACGTATCTTTGAATTCATCCTTGACATCACGCAGCATATCTGCTATATTGTACGAGAAATGAGGCAGCGTACGCGCAAGGGCAACGTTCTTCGGACCGACCTGACCGTGAACGGTCCTCATTTTTTTTGCATTTTCGGCGTAGAGTTTTGAAATAACGTTTGCTTTTACCAAAAGCGGATCCTGGTTCTTTCTTTCTTCTACGACATACCGAACCGCATAATAGTCTGTTTTTCCTTTTGCGTTTTCCACGGCGGATATTCCTACAAGAACGTGACTGTAAGGAACATCCAGATTTCCTCTTCCGTTTGCGATATTTACCTCTACAGAATTTGCAAGCGTCTCCACAAGATTGATTGCGCCAATTGCATTTTCTTCTGTTGTGTTTTGAACTTTTCCAGTCTTTGGAGAAATAGTATTTTTTCGTACAATGCCGTGCTCAATTGCTCTGCTTGTCACTTCTACATTTCTTCCGATATCGTTTACCTTAACGTAATACGTCGGGTTAGGTGCATTTGTTTTGACTGTTTTGCACTGTGACAATACATGATTCACCAGCCAATCAACGTTTACCGTACCGTCAGACTTAAACGCTTTTCTGACTTCGGAATACGGAACTCTTGTGCCTGTGATCGGTTTTTTCTTGCTCAACTCGGAATATGAATAGTTACGGCTGGCAAACTTTGCGTCCTCACGGGCGTTATTTTTTTTGCCATGCTGCGACTCGTGCTCCCATCTGCCGACCTGCGCGGCCCGCTCCATGTCCGGCTCGTTGACCTTGAACTCGCCCCAGTGTGCTTCGCCGTACTCCGGCGTGACCATGCCGGGATCAATCTCGGACATGTTGATCTTCTTCTGGTCGCGGTATGTTCCGTCGTTGGCGTACATGGCCCGGTCGATCAGCGTCTTCCAGTAGCCGGTGCTGCCGCGGAAATCACCGTGGTCCACGGTCTTGCCCTTTGAGTTGATGCCGGTGAACCGGGGATGCAGACCGAGGTTGTAGCAGTAGGACCGGAAGATGAAGCCGTTGACGTAGGCGTGCGCCCTGTCCACGGTCTTGTTCCAGTACTCGTGCGGCATGACAGCTTCTGCCTGCGAGGAGTTCAGCCTGACGCCGTCCTCTTCGCCGCCGTTCCACATCTTGTTCGCGATGTTCCACAGCACGTCGGCGGACCATCTCTCGTATTCGTAGATCGCTTCGGGATCGCCAAGCAGCGCCTTGTCCTCGACGGCCTTCAGCTCGTCAAAGCTGCGGTCCGAGATGTCGATCGCCTCCGAAGCATAAGACCGCATAAAGGAAACGTCGTTGGAGGTCGGGCTCCAGTCTCTCGAACCCTTGGTGCGCTTGGTCTTCCCGTCCTCGTCCACGGTCTCCGTGATCACGGACTGCTTGCCGGTCAGAAGCATGCTGCGAAGTTCACGCATGCGGAGCTGGTCCGGCGTCGCTTTGGCCTTTGCCTTGTCGGTCTGGACGTCGGAGTAGTCCTGGTAATTCTTCCGCAAAAACTCCTCATTCAGGTTGCCGACCAGCACCCGGATGAACTCGTCGATGGAGGCGCCGCTGGCGTGGTACGGGATGACGAAGCCGATGTGGATGCCGCCGGTCTCCGCGCTGTCCTCCAGCGCCAGTTTAATGTGGTCGTCGTTGATGCCGACGAGGATGATCTGTGCGCTGTCGTACTGATCCTTCAGCCGGATCGCGGCGTTGATGTCGATGCCGGTCACGTTGGAGTAGACGAGGTGTCCCTTTATCATCTTCCCGTTCTTATCCGCCTCATCCACCACGAAGCCCTTATTGATGGGCATGGCGGAGAGGTTGACGTCGCCGCCGATCCTCGCGACCATTTCACCGAACTCGATGATCTTGGTATAGGTCTGCATGTTGGAGCCCAGAGCCTGCGCCTCGAAGAACACCTGGATGTAGTCGAGCGCGTAATCGTACCGGAAATCGGAGGTGGACTGGAAGCGCTGTCCGCCGATCAGGTTCTGCGCCCGCGTCCTGGCGATCGCGTTGATGATGGCCTCCTGCTGCGCATCGTTGAACTTGCCGTCGATCTTCAGCGGATTGGCGAAGGTCTTGTATCCGTCGGATGATTTCTTCTTCAGCGGCTGGATCATGTCTCCAAGCCGCATGTCGGCGTAAGGCAGGATCGCCTTGCCGGCGGAAGGCCCTCTCGACGTGCGGTAGGCCCAGGAATCCTTGTACTTCGTCATAAAGGCGTTGACGGCCTTCGTGTCGTACATATTGAAAAGGACGTTCAGCGGAACCGCCTGATAGCCGGCCTTTGACCGGACCCGCTTCAGCCAGGCCAGCTCCTGGGAAGCGACGTTCTCGTCCTTCTCCATTTGCTCGATTTCCTTCTGGGCCTTCTTGATGGCCATTTCGTTGAATTCGATCGAGCTTTCCAGACGGGTCTTGGCTTCCTCGTTCCCTTCCTTGACGGCCTTCTTGAGCTCCTTGCGGTTGTTCCTGTTCTGCGCCTGCAGGTTTTCCTTTTTGGCAACCAGGTCGGTGTACACCTGCTCCTCGCGGAGCCTTGCGCGGATCAGGCTGCGTTCGTTCTTCTTGTCGCGGTTCTCCAGCTCCTTGATCCGGGTCTGGATGGTAGCGGGATCGTTCCACTTTGCGTCCGCGTATTTCTCCTGGAAGCGCCGCATGGTGTCAAGCAGCGTGCCGGCTCCGGCCCATCGGGAGAAGACGTAGCAGACCGGGCACGGGACCTGCGCCCCGGCGTCGATGAGCTCCTTCTGCAGCTGGGTGACCTCGTCCTTCGTCAGACCGCGTCCGAGCTTCATCATGCGCTCCGACATGGCCTTGACGATCTCCGCCGTCTTTCTGCACACGGTGGAGAAATCCACGGTCGTGCCGTACTGCCCGTCGGAGTTGGATTTGATCGCGGAGAACAGCTGACTGCCTGCGACCTCCCAGACCATCTCCGGGTTCTGGGTGTTCATGATCAGGTTCATAAGATCCGCAACGGCGCGGAACTGCTCGTTCGCCTCCGCCGCGGTGATATGTCCCTGGATGCCGTAGCGGCTGAATCCATCCCTAGCGGTCTTGATCAGAGCGCCGAACGCGGAATGGTCGCGGATGTAATCAGCCTCCACATGGTTGACCCTCTTACCGTTGATGTAGAAGAACAGACGTCCGTCGCTGTCCTGCCGCATCTCGATGCCGGCGGTCTCCGTTCCGGTCCGGATGGACTCCTTGACGTCAACCTGTGCGCCGGTCTTCAGCGGCCCAGCCGCCTGGTAGTTCTCCGATGCCCGGACAAACGCTTCGGAATATGCCTCTGCGATCGCATTCCGTGCCGCAGCTTCTGCCCGGTCCACAATCTGTGAGGCCTCCGACGTATGGGAGGTGTCGCCCAGCGCCCTGCGGATCTTGTCAAAGAATCCCTTCACGAAATCGAGGATCTTCTGCATAACGGTCTTCCGGTTGTCGCCCAGCTTCTCGCCCAGCGCCTGCCAGAATTCCTTGTCGCCCATCCGCGTCATTCCGGAATCCGCGATGACCTCCTCCAGAGCGCCGTCCCAATCCAGGGTAGCGTTCCGTGCCATCTGCTCCCGGACCATGCGCTCCAGGCCCTTCGCTCCGACCTCCGCGAGGATGACCTGCCGGACCGCGTCCTTGTAGGCGTTGTACTCCTTGTTGGCGTACTCGCGCATCCAGTGCGTCAGCTCGTGTCCGGTGACGGCCAGCATGCCGCGGTTCAGATCCGTGCGGATGTTGTTCAGACCGCCGTTGACGTCGATCCAGATCTCGCCATTCTGATAGCGGCCCTGCTCTCCTGTCAGCTTGCCTTCCGAATCCGCTGTGGATTCAAACAGATGGACCGGCAGACCGCCGGCCTCCGCAATCATCCGGATCGCGTCGAACTGGACCTTGTTCGCGTCGTCATCAGCAAGCTCGTTGTACCGCTCCTGCGAGATCTCGCCTTCTCCGCCGACCAGCAGCGTGCCCTTCCGCCCGGTCACGCCGGGCTTCACGTTCTTCATCCGCTGTTCCTGCTTTGCGACGTAGGCAGCGTCAACGGAGCCGGCGTCCTTCTGTCCTGCGCGGTAAGCCTTGGACGCCTCCTCTGCGGTCAGATTCTCCGCAAGCGTGACGGCCTGATCGATCTTCATGGATTCCACCTGGCCCCTGTTATAGGTCAGAACGTAATCCTGCGCCCAGCGGTAAGGATCCGACAGTCCGTTTTCCTTCGCTTTGTCGTAGGCCTCCATCATGCCGACCACGGCGTCGTCCGTCATCTTGGAGGAACGCATGATGTCGAGGACGTCCTTCGTGTCGGCGTCGGTTTGCAGGGAATCGTAGGCCACGGTAGAACCGTCCGCCAGCACGACGGAATCCATGTTCTTTGTGAAGCCGACGATCCCGACCTGCTTTGTACCGCCGTTCTCCGTGTTGACGGTCGCCTCCATCGTCATCTTCACGCCCTTGTTTCTGCCGTAATCCACAGCAGCTCTGGCGTCAGACTGTTCGCCGCTCTTCAGCGCGGTATCGATGGCCGCGGTGTACAGACCGTACTCCGAAGCCTCTCTGGCCTGCTTGTCCTGGATGTTCTTTACGACCTCGTTCTGCTGCAGGACGGCGGACGTGCCGGTCTTGCCGGTCGCCTTCTGGCCTTCGCTGTAGGTGGGGTTGTTGACCCGCTCGGAAAGGCTCATGTTCGCCCTGACGCCGTTCTGCGCGATCTTGCTGACAGCGGTCGACAGCGCGTCGTCCGCAACGCTGCGGATGCCGTCGCCGTACTTCTGCACGAGATCATTGTAGACCTGGTTGGCGCCTTCGATGGTCCCGGTCTTCTCCATCTGCTGCTGGATCTGGGCAGTCGTCTTGTTCGCCGCCCTGCCGATGGAGCTGTCCCTGTTCGTGACTGCCATTCCGTTGTCCGCGCCGAACTTGGTGATGGATTCCACAGCGCCGCTCGTGTTCTGCATCCGCTGCCCGGTCGCCTGGTTCATGCGGCTGTTGTACATGGCCTGCGAGATCCGCGCCGGAACCACATGGCCGACCGTCATGCCGCCGCCGGAGATAAAGCCGGCAAATGCATCGTTTGCCAACTCTGTGAACCATTCGTGATCCGCCTGCTGATGAGCTCCGTCGTAGGAATAGCCCTGCGCCATGAGCTCGTTCGCCCGCTCTTCAACGGAATTGTCGTAACCGTTTTGCCTCGCAATGACTGCGTCTGTGATTCGGTTTGCAATCGTTGTGGAGAACTCCTCGGAGGCCTCAATGCCGCCTTGCACAAAGAAATTACTGACGATGGACCTCGTGACGTCCTGATCGACCAGCTTGTCCAGGCTGATGTATTCAAAGCCCGCCTCCGCAAGTGCCGCCCAGTAGGCGTGCTGCATCGCGGCTTCTTCGCTCCATCCGGCTTTGATGCGCTCCCGATAATCGGAAGCGGCAGCTCCGGATCCCATAAGCGTAGTGCCGATTGCCTCCGCGATCGTCTGCAAAACCTTTGCTGTTGCGGTCGCGTCTCCGATGGCCATTGCAGGCAGGGCAATCATGCCGCTCTGTACCATTGAGGATCCAATGTTGTAGAAGGTTCCGAGGCTGACCTTTCCGAGGACGGGGACGTTAATCTCACCTGCGCCAAGCCCCGTGCCGAACAGACCGTGCTCCGTCACGCCGGCAGCGCCGCCGCTGGTGATCGCCTCGGAATACCTGGACATCTCCTGCCCCCATGAGCCATAGGGATCCAGACCGGACGCAAGACCGGCCAGAGGACCGGCCAGAAGACCGGCTGCACGCCGAACAGAGGAATCCCCGACATATTCCGATGCGCCGGAGAAGAACTCCTCCTGCCGGATTCCGACCATCTGATTCGCCCATTCAAGCGCCGCTTCCGGATCATCGTCGAACATCGCGTAGAAGATGTTCTTGTCTTCCTGCGTTAGTCTGTTGGTGTCGTCGTCGATGTTGAAAACGCCGCTGTTCAGTCTGGAATACTCGGTGCTGTTCTGCCCGTATGTCGTGTAATGAACGCTGGTGTTCTCCTTCAGATAATCGTTGTAGGCCTTCGCGCCGCGCATGACCTTTGTCTCTTCCGTCTTGATCTGCTTTGTCGGATCGGTGACGCCGATGGTCGGAGGATTATCAAGGGAAGGCAGCTCTGTACCGGTCCGGACGGGTGACCCGACCTCGTTCGCGTACTTCTGGTAGATGTCCCGCTTCGCCAGCGCGTCCTGCTGCTTCCGGTAGTTCAACGCTGCCGTGTATCTCTGCTTCTGCTCCTGCAGCTGCTTCAGGCGTTCCTCGGACTGGTTGTAGGCGTACTCGGTCGCCGCGTACTGATCCGCAGGTCCGTTCCACTGTGCCCAGGTGTTGTACCGCGTCCGGTTGTTCGCGGTTTCTTCTTCGATCTGCTTGTCCAGGATCCGCAGCTGGCCTTCGATCTGCTCCCGGCTCAGGTTGTCGCCGTACCACTGCGCGGGATTCTGCTGACGGTTAAGCTCGTCCTGCTGCCGCTCTGCACGTTTCCAGGCGTCGGATCCGCTCTTGAACCGCTGCGCGTACTGCTGCATGGCGTAGGAGGACTGTTCCTTGTTACCGGTCTCCCCTGCCGCTTTCGTCATCCTGGAATAGAAATCCGCCATGTCCATGTCCCGCGCCGCCTGTCCCTGGTTGGAGGCGCCGGTCACGGTCGCGGCCTGCCTCTGGCCGGAGCTGATCTTCCGCTGCTCCTCCTGCTTCCAGGCCTTGTCGGAGGTCTCCATCGCCTTCTTGTACAGGTTGTAGGCGTCGTTCGCAGCGCCGTAATTGTTCGACGCGGTTCCGTAGTCATACAGGGCGGAAGCAAAGTTCTGAGCGCGTACAGCGGTATCTGTTGCCCGCTGCGCTCTGTCCGTGCTGACCCGGTCCCGCAGGCCTGGCATGGTGTCCGCCTGTTGTGCAAGGGATCTGTAGCCGGTGTCGGTCGTCACGAACTTGTTCCATGCGTTCTCCGCATTGGCCTTCGCGTTCCGGATCTTCGCGTTGTACTGCTGCTGATCCAGCCGGCGCTTTTCGTCGCCTTCCCGGTATCCCCTGTTGGAGGATGAAGTCTGCGTGCCGGTTGCAATCGTTTTTGCGGTCGTACTCGCCACTCCGAGTTGCTTGCCGTTCCTCGCGGCCTGGTCGCTTTCTTTTGTTCTGGACTGCTTTTGCTCCCGCTTGCGCTCCTCTTCCTCCTTCTCCTCCTGCTCTTTCCGCTTTTTCAGATAATCGTCAAATCCGGAGAATTTACGTGCCATTGGTTCACCCCCTTACTGAAGGCCGCTGGCTGGTGGTTTTGGATTGTTGTTGAACATGTTCTTGATCAGATTGTAAAGCTGCGTCCTCTGCGCGTCGGAAAGCCCTGTGGCCTGGGCGACCATCTGCTCCGCTTCCGCCCTTGTTCCTGCTCCCATGATGCTGCTGCGAAGGTTGTTGAAATCTGCATCCGAAAGCCCTGTGCCGGTTGTCGTGTTGCCGCCGCTGTTGTTGCCTCCGCCGGAATAGCTTCCGCCGCCGCTCGAACTTCCGCCTCCGCTGTACGTGCTTCCGCCGCCGTTGCCGCCCGTGCTCCCGCTCCCGCTCATCAGACCGCGGTAGTAGTTGGACAGATACTGCGCGAACGTGCTGCTGACGCCAGCCGCCTGCAGCTCCTCCGCCGTCGGCATGTAACCGTTTTGCAGCATCGTCATGACGCGGCTGTAGGCATCCTGGCCCCGCTCGTACTCGGTCTCTTCATTGTACCGGCGGACTCCCTCCAGGAACTGATCGCGGGAAAGGCCAAACTCCTGGGCCCACTGGTCCAAGGAGGCTTCCCACTGCTCTCTGCTGAAGCCGAACTCCCGTTCCCACTTGTCATCTGCTGCCTGGTCGCGCTCTTTGCCGTATTCAAACTCTTTCTCCCACTGATCCAGAGCTGCGGCAAACTTGTCCTGCTCCAGGCCAAACTCCTTGGCCCACTGATCCAGGGATGCCTCAAATTTCTGCTTATCGAGACCGAACTCCTGAGCCCACTGATCCAGAGACGCCTGGAATTTCTCCTTGTCGAAGGCCATGCCCTCGTCGAACTGCCGGACGCCCTCGTTGAAATTCATCTGGTTCCAGTAGTTGGAAAGCTGATCCTGATAGGCGCCGTAGTCCTTGTCGTACATGCCGGCAGCAGCGGAAAGCCTGTTGTACAGGTCCTGCCCCTCCTGATCATAAGCGGCCCGCTCCTGCGCGTAGAGCTCCGGAACGATCTCGCCAAGTTTGGTCAGATACTCGTTGTACGCCTGGTTGCCAACTGCCTGCCCGTAGGAGGAACCGTAGCCGCCTGTGAGCGCCGCAGCCTGGCCCATCGTGTCCTGCATGGCCTGCTGGCCTTGCTTCATGTACTGGTCCTTGTACTGCTGATAGAGCGCGTTGGCGTTCAAATCAAAGCTGAAGGGCTGTCTGTTGCTGATCTGGCCCATCAGATCCTGCATCTGCTGATACCAACCGTTGTCGCTGGAGTTCCACGTCGGCATGGTGGGCGTGTTGGCGCCGGAAGTTCCGGTCGTGCCGGAATTCTGGCCCTGCGCCGCAGCAGCCAGCTTGTCGTTCAGCGGCGCGATGTTGTTTTGATAGTAGTCGGTGTCCGATTTTCTTTGGCCTTTGTTCTCGCTGTTGTAGTTTTGCGCCTTTGCTACGTCATAACTACCTTTTGGCTGCTGGTCCATGTAGTTTTTGTACTCGTCTATTTTGGTCTTGTATGCCATCGTTCTGCCTCCTTCCTACGATCTCGGCTGTGTCGCGGCCTGCGCGTTCGCCTTTGCTTTGTCAATGTACCGGTTCTGGAGCCTCGGATCGCCGTTGGCGTCGTTCTCCGCCGGCAGCTTCGCGGGCTTTCCGCCGACCTGCGCCGGTTGTGCGCCCTGCTGCGGCTGTACGCCCTGCATCATCATCAGCTGCTGGAGCATCTGCAACATGGTCCCGTTCTGCTCGATCCTCTCCCGGACCTTCTCTTTGCCACGAAAATCCATCATGTCCAGGCAGGCCAGCGCCATGTCCGCCGCCTCCGGGTTGAAGAAGCCAAGCTGATAAAATTGCAGCGCGAGCTCGTTCTGGCTCATCTTGTTGTAGGCGCTCTGCTTCTGCGCGTTGACCTCGATGTCGAAGACCGGCTTTCGGATCACCGGAACCTGCATGCCCAGCGCAGGATCGATGCCCTGATTGATGACCAGCAGGTTTCTGTTGCTGTACTCCACGTACTGTGCAGCCCCGTCCGGCCCAAGGATTCGGAAGGATCTCGGTGCGTCGTAAAACTGCCGGATGAGCTCGATCACGCAGAGCACGATCTGACGGTAGCAGTTGTAGCTGCTCTGGATCTGGTCTCTCGACAGCTTGCCGGACTGCTCCTGCATAGCCGCAATGGCCGACGCCGCAGTCACGCCGGAGGCCGTGCCGCCGTTGTTGACGTCGCGGTTGCCGGACGTCTCCTTCATCTCCTGGATCTTCTGGTCCAAGATCGACAGGTAGTTGCCGGTCAACTGCTGCACCGGAACCGGCTGCAGGGCGTTCTCTGACAGCTGCCCGTTGAAATGGACAAAGGCCCTGGACCAGTCAGCGTACTCCTCCTCGTTGACGGAGCCCTCCTGCCGGACCAGCCAGCGCGGGGTAGCCGCCGCGATGCAGTTGGCAACGATCGCGTTGTTCATCAGGTCGATCTGCCTCTGAGAATCCTTGCAGATGTCGATGTAGCCGTAGCCGGTCGGCGTTCCCTCCTCCGGGAACAAGACGTCGGCAAAGAATGGATAGTCGCCGTGGTCATAGAGACCGCGCTCCGTGAGATCCGGCTCGTTCTCGGTCGCGTAGAGGACCTCCTCCCCGACGAACTTGACGTAGTGCAGGACGGTCTTGCCGTCCTGGTTCTGCCGCTTGTAGTACCAGTCGATGACCGGGCTCTTGTCGCTGGTGTCCACGGAATCGTCATAGAGGTACTCGTTTGTGGTGAAGGCCTTGCCGTTGAGCTTGTCCTCCAGCTGCGGGTAGACCTCCTTCAGCGTCTCGTTGTCCACAAGCTCCACGTGGAAGATGTTCCGGCTCTTCTGCAGGTCGGTGATGCCGGGCTCCCAGTACAAACAAAGCGGGTCCACTCTCCGGACCGCGATGTCGCCCAGACCGTTGAGCGCCTTGGCATCCCAGTAGACGCCGTAGAATGCCACGCCGGCCTTCAGCTTCTTCCACCAGTTTTCCGACCACGTAATGTCGAAATCGTTCTGCTGCAGGACGACCGGCACCACCTTCGACAGGATCTGAGCCTCGGCCTCATCGTCCCGCATTCTCGGCAGGCAGTTGGGCTCCGGCGTCGCGTCCATCGCGTCGGCGTGCTTGGAGAGGATCACGTTCACGAGCCAGGCGCTCTTTGTCTTCAGGCTGGTCGTGCCCTTCTCCTTGATCCAGTTCCAGTGGCGCATCTTCCACCATTCCTCGTTCTCGATCACCCGGCGCTCAAAGTGTGCTTTGCCGGTCTTGTACTTCCGCAGCGTGAGCATTGCCTCCCGGATCTGGTCCACGCCGACGGGCTGGATCCCCATCGCCTCCGGGCTGGTTATGAGCTCCACGCCCCTGGGATCCGTGCCCAGCGGCATCGCCTGCGGAGCATCCATCCCCGGCTGCGGATTCGCCATGCTCGGTCTTTCCTCCGGTCTCCTTCTTGTAAAGATTGCCATGTGTTCACCCCCTAAAAGGATAATGCCCAGTTGAAATACACGCCGTCTTCCAGCTGCCCGTTGACGTGCGTGTGGTTCCGGTTGTACCAGTCAACATACGCCTGCCATTCCTCCTGGTAGCGCTGGGCGTAGTTGTTGTACCGCTCAAAATCTGCGTTTTGAAGATCGATTCGCATGACCAGGTAGTCGATGTACAGCAGATCATACGGCGCCGGCACAAGCAGCACGGTGTCCGGATTGGTATGCTGGCCGCTGGGATCGTACTCCGGCATCTCGTCCGGGTCCGGGTCGGCGTAGTTTTTGATGATTTCCTGCCAGATCTGCCCGTCCAGCGCCGACAGCCAGCGGATCATGGTGCTGCGCGTGACCTCACTTGGCCGCAGGCTTGTCGCTTCCGTGATCGCGTCGTTCAGCTTCATTTCGCTTTCTCCTCCCCTTGTAGTATTCCTGATTGACCCACTTGACCCTGACTGCGTCCGGGTAGGCCCTGCCCATCGTGTCCAGCGCCCGGTAGAAATGCCATGCTACCCTGTTGGCGTCCTTGACGCAGTCTCCGTGGTCGCGAGACCACCGCATATAAACAAAACCGGGCTTTGCCTCTCGCCGGAAGGAAAGACCGGGAATCTCCCGCAGGTTCGCTGCCAGACCGTCCATGAGCGCCGTCAGAGCGGCGCACACAAGATCTTCGCCCTCTTTGCCATGATACGCATGGCCCTCAGCCTTGAGGCTCCCTGTGGCGTGCCAGGCGGCTGGTGAAATCGTGATCGTTACCATGTTCCCTCCTATGCGTCTGAAAAACCAAAGCCCGGTCTGTACCGGACGCGCTTTCCATCGTACTGCCCCAGCGGATCGGCGCCGACCTCGGGGATCTCCTCCCTCGGCACCGGCTTGATGGGCCTGCTCATACACATATATCTCCACTCGTCGGCCACGTGGTCCTCCATGTCGGTGTCCAGATCCTCCGGGTGGAGTTCGTCGTAGACCTGCAGCGGGATCGTCCGGAGGAAGGCCCTGCAGGTGTCGAACACATACATCATCGGGATCCCGTTGCGGTCGAACTGCAGCCGGTAATGGCATTGCATCCAGCCGGGGATCCGCTTGTGGTCGCCGGGCAGGAAGAAGACCCGGTGCTTCTCCGCCGTTTCCGCGATGCTCTCGCCGCCGCTCTCGTCCCAGATCGCGGGATCCGCCACGCCTTCGATGCGCCGGCCCTTCAGATACGGGTGCTCGTTTTCGATCTGGCGGATCTTGGCGAAGACCTCGTCCGGCGTCATTTTCAAACCCTCGTTCGGGTTTTTTGTGCATCCGTAGTATTCCAGGATCCTGTAGATACGACCGTCGAAATCGATGGCCCACCAGGCGCAGGAGAAGGGCTTGCTGTAGCCCCAGTCGAAGGACCGCGCCAGGGTCCATTCCTTCGGCGGCGTGAAGGGCTTGATCACGTGGGTCCACAGCCCACGGGCCGCTGCCACGTCTGGCTCCACGCCGGCAACGTGGCATTTCATCAAATCCGGCGTCGTTCTCAGGTCCTCGAAGAACTGTCCTTCGAAGATGTCCCAGTCGCCTTCGAGCCAGGCCTTCCGCAGCTTATCCGGCAGCGCCTCCAACTGCTTGATATAGTCCGGCTGCTCCCGCATCAGGATGATGTTATCGGTCACCAGGGACTGTATGAAGGTGTAGTCCTCCGGGATCTCTCCTGCTTCGTAATGCTTGTCGATGAAGATCCGCTTGATGTACCCGTGCCCCTGGCCTCCGGGGTTGCAGGTGTAGTAGATCCGCTTCGGGAACTGGTTGACGCCGCGCAAACAGGCTGAAATCCGCTTCATCTGGTCCTCGGACAGCTGCGTCGCCTCGTCCAGGAAGATCACGTCGTACTCGGCTCCTTGGTACTGATGTGTGTCGCTCTCGTTCTTCAGGTATCCGAACTTGATCGTGGAGCCGTTGGGGAAATACATCAATTTGTCGCGGTCGTTGTATTTGGCGATGCCGTTGAGCTCCGCCCGGAGGATCATGATGTGGTTGTTCATGAGCTCGGGATAGGTCCGGCGGACGATCAGGATCTTGATGCCGGCGTAGTTGAGCGCCAGCAGCTTGGCCTTCGTCCGCACGGCCCATGACTTCCCGCCGCCACGTGCCCCTCCGAAGCCGATGTGCTTCGTCCTGGCCTGCAGCATCATCTCCTGCTTTTTGTTCGGTTTATCGATCCGTAGCTCCGTCACACGACCACCTCCGGTATCCAGGGGATGATCCCGACGCCGCTCTTGTACTCAAACACCGGATGGTTGAGGTCCAACTCCATGTTGTAGCCAGTTGAGCCGTAGGCCTGCCCAAGGTAGATGTAGACCTTCCCGTCCTCCGTCGTCGGAAGGTCCTGCACCAGGCAGTCGTTGCCGTCCAGCTTGCACATGCCGTCATTCTGCGGCGTGCAGCGGACGTAGCAGGGCTTGACGGCCTGCAGCGTTGTTCCGGTGTTCCAGGCGTACCGCATTTCACAGGAATGGTATGCCCGGAACAGTGTGCTGCCTCCGGGCTGGCCCGTGTTCGGGACGTTCGTCGTCCCGGCGTAGTAGAAGATCGGCATCCTCGGATCAAAGGCCCTGCTCGTGTTCAGCGTCTTTGTCGTGCCGGTGGAGCCGTTGCCGCTGCCAACGGTGTAGCAGGGCACCAGCGTCCCGTCCGGCTGCGAAAACAGGAACAGATACCGCGACAGCCGGTCCGTCAGTGGCCTGCTCGTGCGCTCCGTGCGGATCTGATAGGCCAGCGTGTTCGTGTTGCTGTCGTAGCCCAGGTACATGTCCCAGCCGCCGTATCCGCTGTTCCGCGCCGCGTTGTAGACGAAGACATACCCGGAGTTCGCGGCGAACAGGGTCGTGATCGCGGCCCCGCTCATGGAGTTGTAGAGGTTCTTCGCGCCCAGCCCGTTGACGTTCAGCGTTACGCCGGACGCGGACGCGGTCCCGTCGTTGACGATGTAGCAGGCCGTCCCGTCCTCCAGCGCCGTGATCCCCGAAACCGTCGCGGTCTTGACCGTGGAGGACGCCGTACCGTCCACCTTGCCGATGGGCAGCTTCGTGGCGACCACGCTTGCCAGCCCCTTCTCGGCCTCGGCGATCCTTACCTGCAGGGAATCGTTCAGCCGCTTCTGCGCGACCTGCACCTCCGCCGGCGCCGCAGTCTGCGCGGTCTGTCCGCTTTCCTCCTCCAGCTTTCCTTCGATCGCCAGCCGCTCCTCCATCAGCCGCAGATACTCCACGATCCGCCAGACGTCCTCCCAGAGCGCCTTCAGATCGACCCGGCTGATCTCCTTAGGGAATTCGATCTGCATATCAGTGACCTCCCTCCGAGCGCTCCAGCCGGTAGCTGATGGAGATGACCTCCGCACCGTTCTTGCCCTCAAACTTCAGCCGGAAATGATCGCAGCGCAGGGGGTAGATGTTGAATTCGAAACTGTTCACCACGCCTGCGCCGCTATTGCTCAGGCTCCCCTTCTCGGCCCAGGTGTTGTCGTTCTCGTACTTGATGTATGCCTTGAACCTCGCTGTATAAGGCATCCGGACCCGGACCCGGACGCAGCTGACGAACTTGTGCTCCGGGAGCTCGTAGCTGATGATCCCGGTCTCCGCCTGCCATTCCTCGCGGATCGTGCCTCCGTACCGTTTATGCAGCACACAGGTCTGATTCACCTCTGCGGAATGATAGAGCTCGTCCTTCCAGGTGAATGCACAGCCCTCCCAGCCGCCGGTCTCCATGTGCCAGTCGCCGCTGTTGATGTCGTAGACGCCCGTTACCATAGCCTTGTTGGCGTCGAGCATCGAGATCTCGTACCGCTTGCCATGCCGTCCTGCGTTCCCTTCACGGAAGACCCAGTCACCGAAGGCCGCGCTGATGCTCCTCGGAAGCGTCCCCTCGTAGACCATGACGCCCATCCGGCTCTTGTAGTACAGCTTATCGTCGATCACGAGCAGGGACCTGTGGCTCCCCTTCTCCACGCCGTCTACGGAGTAGGTCTGGATCTGATGCGCCCCTGTGCTTGACGGATAGACCTTCTCCAGCCATTCCTCGCGGAAGAACAGCGGGGAGTTGTCCAGCACCGCAGCGCCGGTGAACAGCGCCGGCGTGCCCCTGGATGCCGTCCAGGAGTCGGTGCTCAGCCCCTGGTAGCTCTGCCAGTTGGTAGGATCGCCCAGCTTGGAGGCGTAGATCTCGTTCAGGATGTCGGTCCCTTCCTCGTTCGGTCCATAGTAGCAGCCCCACAGCCGGTTTCCGCATTCGACCACGAAATCCATTTGCGGCATCTTCCTCTCCACGGTCAGTGCTCCGGACTCTCCGGCTTTCACGTAAACCGCTTCGTCCAGGATTCCTTCTACGACGATGTAGTTGACCGGCGGAGTCGCATCCGGATCGTACCCCCGCTTCACCACAAGCTGCGTGCTGTTGATCAGGTACTGTATCTCGTTGTCCACCTGATCCGTGATCAATCCTCCTCCAACGGTGTCCCAGTATGATACCTCCGGGACAACATTCTTCAGCGTGATCGCGTCCCATTGCCGGATATCATCGTTCGCGCGGTCCGAAGCTGCGTCAAGCGCTCCGAGCTCGATGCGGACGTAGGTCTGCTGCATTGCCTGCCAGGATTCCAATGCGGAGACCCACTGCCGCATGACGGTCTGCTCTCCGGTGTTGTCCGCCCAGATCGCCGTCTTGTCGTTCGGCGCCGTCGAGCCGGAGACCGGCGCAATAATCTTCCCGTCCATCTGGCATGGATACATGAGCAGATTAGTAGAAGGCCTGAGACTGTATTTCGCGTTCAGCGACTGAATCGCGACCGTCTCCCCCGCAGCCAGCTTCTCTGCGTTGACCATGATCCCTTCCGGGAAGATGATGACGTTCGCTCCCATGCGAACCATGTGCGTTTCGTCGCCGTAGTCGCTCTTGCTCCAGGTCGTGATCGTGAACTTCCAGCCGCTATCCAGCCAGTTATCGGCCCGCAACTTCAGATCCAGGTCTGTAAACGACCATGTATCGTAGGTGATTCCGTTGATCGTTTCGTTGCTGTACGTATAAATCAGGCTGTGGATGACGATGATCCCGCCGCCTGTATCCTCCATCCAGGACCAGTCCACGGTTGCTGGGTCATAGACTCCGGCGTAGGAGAGCTTGATGTCGTAAGTGGTCGGCTCCTCCGTCAGCATGCCGTCTAGATACTCCGAATCATACGTGGAGACAAAATCCGGCTCGATCGAAATGATCGCCTCCGTCTCGTCGTGTGTCATCTTTGCGTAGTAAACGATACCGCCGGAGCCCAGCGTGTTTATGCTGTGTCCGTTGCAGTAGAGGATGCCGGCTGCGTCCAGCAGCACCGGATGATCTCCGCTCGTCTCAGCAGCTATGATCCTGTGCGTAATGACGTTCCCGTCGATCTCCGCGACGGTCTCCGGTTTCCTCCGGGCCGTCAGCGCCGGATATGCGTCGCTGCTCAGGTTCCGCTCGTCGTACCACCTCATCGCGCTCTGGTTCGTCAGCTGCCCCTGATCCTCCAGATTATGCCATAGCCCCCGGAACTCGGTGATCGTTCGCGTGGACCGTGGCCGCACTTTTGCCTGATTGAATCTGATCATGTTTACCTCCTATCCGGCCCAATCCGCGGCCTCGTCCTGGATCACGACGCGGATCCCCTGCTGCTCCTCTTCCTTCCGCTCGTAGAGCCCGAGCATCTTGGCCAGCATGTCCAAAGCCTTCAGCCGATCCTGGTCCTTCGCCTCTACCTTCTGGGCGATCTGTGCGATCTGCTGGCGCACCCATTCGGCTGTAATTCCTGCGGATTTCTCCCTGGCTTCCGTCAATTCCCGGATTGCTTCTTCAATTTGTGGTTTTTTAAGGTTTTCCGCACCCGTCTGTCCAGCATTCTTCCGAGCATAGCCAGCCGTAATCGCGGCCTGCGTGGCGTTGCCGCCGTTGTCGATGTACGCTCGGACAAAACGTGCCTGTTTCGGTTTCAGCTTCGGCAGCATCTCCGCCACCTCCTCTCTTTCCTCATGCCCGAACCATACCAAATCCGTCTCCCGTTTCTCTACTGATTTTTTACAGTGGCAATAAAAAAAGGTCCGGAGGTTTTCACCCCCGGACCTGTTCTCATTCTATGCCGTACTTCACCCGGCACACCAGCTTGTATATCTCGCATTCCTCGTACTTGTCCCCGCAGTAGGTCCGGAAGACGGTCGTGCACATGGCGTCATCCTGCAGCCGGCGCTTGTTCTCCTCGCCCTCCGTGATCCCCTCGCAGGTTATGGACCTGCGTCCGTCCCGGATGTAGAACGGGCACTTCGCGTCCACACTGCGCCATGTACCTTCGGCCATCCTTCACCTCTCACTTTCGCTTGTGATCCTCGCACAGGATCCAGTAGATCGCGTTGTGCGCCTCGTAGATCGCCTCAGCGATCCCGCGCTCCCGGACGGTGGCGGCTTCGTCCTTCAGGAACCTGGCAAACATCATGGCCTCCCACGATCGGTTGATCGCTTCGACCCTCTCCTCTTTTGTCATTCGGAGTTTCCTCCTTCCGCTTTCCAATCGGCGTTCGCCTTGCTGAAATACTCACAGCTACACAACTTATCCGTAAAGAAAATGACGTCAAATACTTTGCACTCAAAATGTCCACGGAGTTGTAGGATGTTCTTGCATTCAGAGCAACGGTGAATATCTCGGGTGATTGCTTCACGGCAAGCAGACTCGACAAAAAAATACTTCGTCCTGTCTGGCGTTCGGAAATGGATTTCATAGGCATTCGGGCCGGAATGTGAAATAAACTCCGTCTCCAAGATGTTTCCGTCCATCCATTTAGCCATCCTCGCCGCCTCCTTCCTTTGGCGGTTCCGGGAGCGGCATCCAGTGGGTGACATTATATTTCCAACCTGTATCTGTTTCAGCCCACGTTTTGCATCCGTTTGTGTAACTTATTACATGGTCTACCAAGACCACAGCGCGTTTGCCATCGATATGTTTCGCATAGACCAGAACGGAGACATAATCGCCCGGCAACCTCTCCGTGACGGAAATCCATTCAGCCATCCTCGCCGCCTCCTTCCGCTTCGGTCTTGCTGTCTGTATGCCCCCATTCTACCCGGAAAATTCCTGTGCTGGTGTATGTTTTTTCTCCGGTGTGGCAATACAGGCACATTGTCGTAGTCGGTGAATACACTCTACCGCAAATCGGACATTGCCAACCTTGCGGAACACATACGTTCATGTAATCGTTCATTCCGCACCCACCTTCTGCTTCCATCTGGCCTTTGATGCGTTTGCGGCCTTGATCTGTCCCTCGTCCCGTCCTACAATCATGGCGCCGTGCTGTTCCTCCTCGATCCTGCACAGCCGCTCGATCGCGTCCATCAGGTTGATCCCCTTCACGAGCCGCGCATGGCCGTCCAGGTCCCTGCAGGTGCAGCGCCCCTTGATCACGACTCGCTCCTCGATCTTGTTTTTATATTGCCCTGTCACTTTGATCCTCCTTCCCCAGGATCAGCCCCTCCAGCCTGCTGAGCTTCTTCTCGATCCACCGGTCCACTGCAGACGCCCCGTAGATGATCCGCAGCTGCTCGGCCATGACGATCACGTCCGCGATCTCCTCCCGGACCCTCTCGTTATCCGTCCGCCGATCCTGTTCTCTGGAGAGCTCGACGATCAACTCGCCGAGCTCTTCGATTGCCTTGTTCTTCTGGTGCTGCACGCCGAAATGGTTGATCGCCATCTCAGCCAATTTCCGCAATGTCATCTGATCCGTACCTCCAAATGGTTTTCCTTGAGCACCGTGTCCACGAACGACCACGAGATCCTGCCCTCCGCGATCCGCGACGCCAGCCAGGAGAGCTCGTCCGCGACCTTCTGCACGTCCTCCAGCGGCATTCCGTGCTTGTCCAGCAGGATGTACATGATCATCTTCACGGCCTGATTGCAGCCGACGTCGATGCCCTCGTGCAGGGCCTTCTTCACATCGGCGCCGGACGCCAGCACCCGCTTCGGATTAACCTTCTTCGCCATGCTCAGACCTCCCGGATTTTGATGCCCTTCAACCAGAGCATGAGCTTACGCTTGACAATGTAATCCTTCGTGTGGTATCCCTTCGTGTCCTCCACAACCAGCTTCCCGGTCGCGCAGTCGGTGTACACGAAATCAGCGATGTACGTGCAGCATCGCTCAACGCACCACAGCCCCAGCTTCTCGCGCCTGTGCTTGCTGATCGGCGCCTCCTCCGTGCTTTCCATCAGCCTTCCGTCCGGCGCCTCGAAGATCGTCGGGATGAGCTCATACGGCACCTGCTCCTGCAGGTCCTTGATCCAGCCGGCCTTCTCCATCATCCGGAGCTCGTCCGCCCGCCGGGCTTCCTTCTTGCTGTCGTAGCCCCGGACCTGGACGTTCCCGTACTTACTCCTTGCCATCTTCCGCCCTCCTGTTCCACAATTCTACGGCCTTCTCGCCGCATGCCTTTTGAATCATCTCCCGTGAAAACGTCACGAATGCGCCCTTTCCGTGGCACGCATTGCACTCTACCCATGCTGCTTCTCGAATGCGGAGGATAACGTCATCCGAACCGCAAAACGGGCAGGGTTTCAGTTTATCCATCTTTTGCCTCCCAGCATCGCTTGTCGCTTTTGCAGTACGTGCATCCGGATTCCCCAGTGACCGGATCCTCGTGGTCGTACCACTTGCAGTCCTCGCATTCCTTCGGCGGCTCCGGCAGGGGCATCCAGTGGGTAATGTCCAGACTGTCACACTCCTCGTCCCAGTTCCCGGAGCAATTCCAATGCGGGGGCCAAAATTTGTCAAACACGTAGTACCCGATTCCGTGGTAGAATTCTCCCAAGGCTTTTCCGAGCACCAATACGCAGTCAGAGTACCCTTTCTTCGTCTCTTCCGGCAGTCTGTCCTTGACGGAAATCCATTCAGCCATCCTGTGCCTCCTCCGGCTCTTCTGCCCATGTGCTCGTCACCTTCATGCAAAACTCACGGAAGCCTTCCACGTCCTCGATCCATCCGGACCGTGGGCTCGTGCCGTAATCTCCGTACAGGCAGACAGCAATCATCCAGAACACCTGCAGCTGATCGTCTCCCCAGCAGCAATCCGGGCAAAGGATATAGCCGATTTTTTTGTCCGGCTCAAGCTCCGCCCATCCGCGGATCGTTTCAGCCAGATCGTTGTACCATGTCACGGAATCCAGCGCATCTATCAGCTTTTCAAGGCTCATCCCGCTTCCTCCGTCATTCTCCGCACTGCCTCCAGCATAAGCGGGCTCATCTCAGCCCCGTGCTGCTGGATCCCGTGCACCGTCGATGGGAGCTCGTCCTCCCAGCGTCCCTGGTTCAGCCAAGTAGCCGGATTCGGGATGTACTGACCGTCGTCCCTCTGCCACTGGGCCGAGCCCTTCTGCCGCTCAACAGCGGCGATCAGGATCCCGACGTCCACCTTGACCTTGTCAAAGGCACGGCGGGCGTCCCCCTTCCCGACCTTCTTCGGGTAGACAGCCCAGAACCGGTCGAAGGCTTCGTCCTTCGGGTTTGCTTTTTTCGGCGCCGGCTTTTCTTCACTTGTGTCTTTTAACATTCGTTCTCTATCTCTTACTCTATCTCCCCCTCTTACTCGTTCTCTTTCTCGCTTTGGGTTTGCTTCTGTTTTGCTTTCTGTTTGCCATTGCTTGCCGTTTGCTTCCTCGTTGTCCTCGCTTGCATTCTGCTTTGCGGTTCCACCTTTTGCGCCGTTCTGTGCTTTCTTCCTGCAGGAATCCAGCGAAGGCTTTGCCAGAATGAAAGCCATAGCAGCGGCGTCGGCCATAGCGTCAAGATCCGGCTCAATCTCGTACAGGGCGTACTTGACAATGGCGTCGTAGGCATCGCAGCGGTCTGCTTTCTTCCGGATCCTGCTCAAGGCCACGTCGAAGGAAACGAAGAACGTAAACTGTTGTCGTTCCATGATCTCCCATCCTCTCAGAAGGGGAGATCCCCGTCGTCCGGGATTACCGGAAACTGTCCGCCGCCGGCGTACTCAGGAGCGGCGGTCATCTGACCGCCATTGCCGCCGCCGTACTCGCTCCGCTTGTCACCGCAGAACTCCGCCTTGCCTACCAGGATCTCGGCGTTCCGCCGCTTCTGGCCGGACTTGTCGGTCCACTCCCGGAACTGAAGCCGACCGGCGACGGCGATCATGCGGCCCTTCGGGAAGTACCCGGCGACGAACTCTGCGGTCTTATCCCAGGCCACGCAGTCGATAAAGTCCGTGACCTTCTGCCCGTCCTGAGCGGCCTGGTCCCTCTCGCAGGCGACCGTGAACGATGTCACGGTCTTGCCTGTCTGGGTGCTGCGCTTCTCAGGGTCCCGCACTAAGCGGCCCATGATGATGATTTGATTAAGCACTTTGGTTACCTCCTCTTGATCTCTTCCAGTCGAAATATGCTTTCTGGTGCTCAGGGCACAGGATCATGCCGCCACAGTTCTCGTAGCTATAGGCAGCGTTTTCGGGATCGACCTCGCAGCCGCACTTGCGGCAAACCGTGCTGCCAGGAACCGAACGCCCGTTGTCGTACCTGGGCTCCTGTCCTCCCTGCTGCTCCGTGTACTTGGTCTTGTCCTTGGAGTAGTAGATGTCCGCCCCGATGCCCAGCGCCTTGCAGGCGACCGACAGGGCGTCCGTCAGGGCCATCTTGTAGCCCTCGTCAGAGGCTCTCCCTTTGGCCAGGAGGACGTTGCCGCCGGTCCCGTAGATCGGCATGGACCACTCGTTGTTGTACTTGATGTAGAGCTCCAGATCGACGATGGCCATCACCGTGTCGCCCACGGTCTCGGCCCGCTCGGAGAGGATCTTGTAGTACCAGCCGATGCCGGCGGGCCCGAAAAGCTCGGTGAGCTTTTTGATGCGCCACATGGGGTTGATGTCGGTCCCGCTGAACCTGCCATTGTTGAACTGCTTCTGGGCCTCCTGCGGAACGCTCCGCCCGGCCTCGTAGATCTTCAGATTCTCAGTCATTATCAGCACCCCCCTTACCGGATCCGGAGGCTCGGCTTGCCGTCCTCCAGATGCACGCCGGGGATCTCGTAGTCCGCCAGCAGCTTCTTGATGCCGGCCTTGCTGACCGTCGCGTCCGGATACCGGAGCTCCAGCGTCCGCACCAGCTTGTCCCGTTCCATCTGTTCCTCCATCGTGAGCTCCAGGTAGGACTTCTCGGTCTTCTTGAAATACCACTCCTCGACCTTGTGGATGTCGTCCACCACGACCGACTGCTGCGCCTTACCGACGCTCACGCTCACTCGCGGCGTCGCCAGCTTCTCGCCGTTCAGGGCGAAGGCCAGCCAGCCCTTCAGCCGCTCGGTCTTGTTCTCCAGGACCCGGCGACGGTCGGCCAGCTTCTTCTCCTCGGCGCGGATCGCGTCGGCCTCCGCTGTCATGTTCTTCACGACCAGGGCGATGCCCTCCAGCTTCTTCTCGCGCTCCATCTGGAGCTCCTGCAGGGCCTCCAAATCAATTACGACCTCTCCGGTCTCCTCGTCTACAGCGCCGTCCACCAGCGCCTGAATTTTCTGATCAATTTCGTACAGTTTCACTTTACATCGATTCCTTTCTGTGCTATCATAGCACCGTGATGTGGTTTGTCCTTTCCCACGTCATTCCATTGCTCCTGCGGTCTCCTCACCGCAGGGGCTTTTGCTTTCTCCTCGATCCCCCGCAGCAGCTTCACGGCCTTCCGGATGATCTCCCCGACGTTGGTGTCCTCCATCCAGGCTTTCTGTTCCAGCCAGGCTCTCGTCTCATCGTCCAGCCACACCGTGGTCTTCCGTCCGTTCTTCCGGTTCTCCGTCCGGTCAATCACGGGGACGGTTTGACCTGCTCCTCTCGCCTGTTTAACCGCCATCTGCGCGGCCTCCCGCGCCGCTTTGGTAAACTGTACCCCGGAGACGTCCGACCGCTCTGCGAGGCTCACAGCGGCCTTACAGCAGGCCGTGAATCCCTCGTCCTTGAGCAGGTCCGCCAGCTCCTGCTGCGTCATGTCACGCGGTCTGATCATCCTCGTCCTCCTCCCATTTTGCCTCCTCCAGGCACACGGCGCACAGCCCCTCCCAGGGCTTCCGCCAGACGCTGTCGTAGATCTCTCCGCCGCAGCACTTGCAGTACCCGATGACCGGCGCACACTCTCGGTCGTACATTGCCTGCAGGACGTCGTCGTTATCAGGCATCTTCAGCACCCCTTCCCTGCAGCTTCCGGTTGAGCACCCAGATCGTGCGGTTCTTGTTTTCGATCTCCTTGATCTTGGCCTCAATGATCCCCTGCTTCCGGTTGATGATCACCTGCTGTGCCTTGAAACCTTCCCGGAAAGCGTGGAGCAGGACGTAGAGCTCGTTCACACCGTCAGCGGCATAACCGCAGGCATCGACCAACTCCTCCTGGCTGATGGGCTCCCCCTTCCGGATGAGCTCCACAACCTCGCGGAACACTTCGCTGTCCTTCATCTGTAGATAACCTCCTCGTCATCGTCGTCCTCGTAGGCCTCGTCGATGGCGTCGCGCCACATCCTGCGCTCCTTGATCGTCCACTTGATCACCTGCACCAGTCCGATGATCCCGCACGGTACCCAGAGCACTGCGGTCACAACGACGATCGCCTTCGCCACGTACATCAATTCTTCTTGCATGGTTGACTCCTTTCCTTGTTTTCAATCTCCGCGATTGCCGCGAAGAAAATATAAAACTGCTGCGGCACGACCGCGTTTCCTAAACATCTGATGCGGTCCACCCGATTGGATACCCCATAAGCCACTCTACCCACGCCGGGTTCAGTCGGCCAATCGTCCCAAGCGGAGTGACTTCCGCAAGCTCGCAGAGCTTGTGCCGGTACCGGCTCCGTCTCTCTCTCTCTCTCTCTACTTGAACAATCTGTGAATAAAAGCGGTTCGTCGCAGCTCCCTTGTAATCCGATGCTCTCGGCGTCGGGATCAGCTTCGTGAACTGCTGTTCGTAGCCCATCAGCCATTCCAGCAGGCCCGGATTCGTGTTCCCGCCGTTCCCCTTCGACAGCTCCCTCCGTTCCTCCTCGGTGATCAGGCTCTTCTCCTCCATCGCCTTCAGCGTCTGAAAGTTTCCGGTCCCGCCACACAAGGCCGCTCCGGTCGAAGGCGTTGGCCATAATGCAGACCCGGTCTCTTCTGTGCGGGGCGTCGACGCCACAAGCCGGAACAACAAACGGAACTGCGGAGTAGCCTGCACCTTCCAGGTCAGAAAGCACCTGGTCGAGCGCCAGATTGATGATCCCAGGCACATTTTCGCCAAGGACCCAAGCGGGCTTGAGCTCTTCAATAACTCGGAGCATTTCCGGCCAGAGGTAACGGTCGTCTTCCTGGCCTCCGCGCTTCCCGGCGACGGAAAAGGGCTGGCAGGGGAATCCTCCGGAAATAACCGTAACTGTTCGTAATCCTGTTTTTTCATAGAAACTCTCTTTCGTCAGCGTCCGTATGTCCCGCCATCTGGGAACGTCCGGCCAATGCCTTTCAAGCACCTTCGTCGGGTAGTCGGCCCATTCGCACTGCCCTACTGTGACGAAGCCCGCAGCCTCTGCCGCCAGGTCCAGCCCACCGATCCCGGAGAACAGGGACAGATGCGTCATCATTTGAATGCCAGCAGATCTCTCGCATCTGCTGCCTCGATGTCCAGGATCCTGTTCACCTGCCGCATCTGGTCTAAGCTCATGCAGCCGGGATCCTTAATGTACTTCCTTGCGGTCGGCACGGAGATCCCCATCCTGCCGGCGAGCTCTGCCAGACCGTAGTCCAGCACGAACATCCTGCCGACGACCGCGCCGCGATAGCGCTCCCAGGGATCATAGGCCTTCTTCATCTTCGGCATAGTCGTCCTCCCATCCCACGGCCCGGAGCCGTTTGCCCAGCCGCTCCAGCTGCTTGAGGTCCTGCAGGTACGCCAGCCGCTTGCCCTTCGTCTCGTTGTAGCGCATCGCCAGCCGGACGTCGGCGCTCTTCTCCAGGTCCTCGATCTGGGTCTCGATGTTTACGGCCTCCTTGAGCATGGCCCTTGTCACATCTCTGTCAGTGATGATCATGTCAACCCTCCTTCAGAAGATCGTCCACGGTCACGCCGAAGAAATCTGCAACCGCTTTTGCGTTGTCTACCCGAGGATTGCTGTCTCCCCACTTTGCGATGATGCCGTTAGAGATGCCGGTCTCGCGCTCCAGCTGCTTGATGGTGACGCCCCGCTCCGCGCACAGGGCGCGAATGCGTTCAAGAATCATACGATCACTCCTCCTTTTTCTTTTGTAACATGATTGACATCCGGTAGAGAATATGCTATTATGGATTTGAGGAATCGCATATTTTCTGCCGGATGCCCGCTTTCTAAGGGGGCTCGGTTTTGTGTTGCCCTCTACGATGCATTATAGTCGAGAATCCTCGATTTGTCAATAGAGAATCCTCGACTTTTTGAAATTTTTTTGGGGTGATTATATGGTTGAACGAATAAAAGAATTATGCGACAAGGAAGGGATCACGATTAAAGCACTTGAGAAAGCTCTTGGGTTTGGAAACGGTACAATACGTCTCTGGGATAATAGCAGTCCATCCGCCGCAAAATTATATCTCGTAGCTTTCTATTTTGATGTAAGCATGGAGTATCTCATGGGAA